GTACCAACGCTTCTTTCTAGTTTTCTTTTAAAGGTATTTGCCATCGTTTATCCTAACGCTATTGCCATTGCTACCGCTGTACCAGCTTGATCTACATCTAAGTTTGTACGGGCCGCAGCAGCAGTGCTTGCTCCTGTACCACCTTCTGCCACCGCAAGAGGATTATCAAGTGTTAAAGACCCCGATATGTCTACGCCTGTGCTGGTGGTGGCTAATTTTTGTGCGTTATCGTAAAAAAGCTCGACTGCGCCGTTACCATTAATAGTAACACCTTCTTCACCGTTTACCCCGCGAAGATATAGATCAGTACCACCTGTAATATAGGTAGAATGACCAACCAAACCAAAAATATGGTTTATTGTTCCACCAGCATGGTAAATCTGTAGATCATTACCAGCGCCGAAGATAGCTTTGTCATTATCACCAAAAGTAACGTCACCACTAAAAGCACCACTTGATGCTGTAAGAGCACTAACGGTAAACGGTGCAGCAGTAATCGTTAAGTCACCAGTACTAGAACCAGTAGCAGTTGTTGTACCTACTATAAATGAATCGGCTGACTCATCCCAACCCATAAAGGCATTGTCGCCCGTGCTACCACGTTCAATAACAATACCACTGTCATTTGCATTTGAGCTTACACCATTGTTTAATTCAAGCAGATTGTCACTAACAACAGTGTTTGTTGTATTTAATGTTGTAGTTGTACCGTTTACAGTTAGATCACCAGACAGTGTAAGGTTAACGCCTGTAGCTGTTCCTGTAAATGCTGGTGACGCAAGAGGCGCTTTAGCGTCTAACTGAGTTTGTATATTTGAAGTAACACCGTCACTATAGTTTAATTCAGCTACAGTAGACGTTAAAGATGTTGTGCCATCATTTAATGTTGCATACGTTAGTGTACCAGTACTTGTTACATTTGTAAAGGTACCAGCAACAGCAGTAGTCCCGCCTATTACTGCATTATCTATTGTACCACCTGTAATCTCTACGTCAGACGTTACGTCTTCTGCTGCTGCAACAATAGATACGATTGCGCTACCAGCTAACGTAATAGCTGAACCACTGTTAGAACTTTCAGATACTGTTCTGCTTAATGTCGTGCCAGTAGCAGTGTACGTGCCAGTACCAACTTCCCAGTTAGTACCTTCTTCAATAAGATAACGCACCACATCACCGTTAGATACTCCAGCTTCAGCAAACGTCTGATACGTAGTCGCTGCTGAACCTAAAGTAATAGTTCCGGTGCCTGTAGTGCTTGTAGTTACACGTACTCTGTTAGCTAGAACAGCCATTTAAGTGTCCTTACGCTATACGTACAATAGCATTAGATGCATCAGCAGTAGGAAACTGAATTGTTAAGTTACCTGCAACTGCACTAACTGTTCCCCCAAAGTCAATAACACAAATTGCTCTGTTACTTTGTGAAGTATTATATATGATACAACCGTCTGCCGATAGTGTTACTGTTGAAAATACTTCGTCAGTAAAATCTACGATAGCGGTAGAACCATCTAAACTAATTGTAGCACCGTCAAGTGCTTGGCCTCCAGCACTGTAACCAGTACCTGAAGCTTCATCACTATTGCCGGTCACGTCTGAATAGTTTGTGGTGCTTGCATTGTACGTGCCTGCCGGTGAAGCCTTAATTAAAGCTATGTTTAGAACATCCGTATCAAGATCATGCGTACCGCCAAGTAGCTCTTGCTTAAAGCTGTTACACATTGCTGTAGTAATTGCCATATTCTCTACCTTATTAAATTAAGAGTGGAGACTGAGCATTAAGCCCAGCCTCCTAACTCAAAAGCTTACGCGAGTGTGTCGCGGTCTACTTCGTCTGCACCACGACCATCAACGTCCATTACCAACGCCCATACGCGCAGTTTACCTGCGGTAGCGGTACCGGTAAGAGTGTCAATAGTCAGGTCCAAAGTGTCTTCTGCACCGACATATGCTACACCCGGAATGGATGGAGCTACATCGCCTACAGATTTACCTGCCATTGCATAAGCAGCGACAAACTCATCGTCATCTGCACCAGTTCCAATGTCGAAGGTAAGAGCCGTTGCACCCGTAAGTGCTTCGGTTACTTCAACACCAGCAGCGAGAATAACAGTTTGTGCTGGAAAAGTTGCAACAGTATTCGCGCCAGCGGCGAGATCTACTGCACTCAACTCTACGGAGATTTTTTCAATACCGTTTAACGCCATTTTATTATCTCCTTATACCAAGCAAATTTTGGCATTTACAAGAGCTTCTGGACGAAGGATCTTGCGGCCATAGAGATGCATACCACGAACAACGTCGGCAAAGCTATCGGGATCACGATAGGTCTCTGTCTTGTTGATTTGCTCTGCGGTAGCTACGGCTGATGAATGTCCACCAACAATGATGCCATAGTTAGAAGCATTGGTACCACCAGTTGTGGAAGAACCCGTGCCGATTGATGGCAAGTTGTTAGAAACAAACACTTTAAAGCCGAGAAGGTTATTGAGAACCAGACCATTCTGAAGACCAGAACCGCCGAAGTCGCTATTAAACAGACGTGAATCTTCGTCCTGAAGGATTTCTTTCACAACTGGATCAATAACAATCCAACGACCATTAGAGTCAACATTCTGTTGGTCAAGCTTACGAGCCATGCGAGTAATAACTTGCATAGCATATGCGTTGCCTGAACCTACAGTGGCACTGTCACTTCCTGCGCGTGGCTTGATGCCGATTGCACTACCGGCGGAACCGCCGAAGTCGTCAGCTTCAAGTTTCATGCTGGAAAGTAGTTCGTCAGAACCAGCAGTCGATACAGCTTTAGTACCATTAACAGTTGTGTTAACAGTGTCAGCAATGCCGTGAATAGCAGACTGCTTAAAGCCACAAAGATAACCAAGAACTTCTTGGTCATACTGGTCAGCGAGACGGAAAGCCGCGCGATCAGAAGCTAGTGACTGGAAGTTGACATGAGAATGAGCTTCTTCAATGTCGTCAACCTTAAATGCGAAGTAATTAGCCTTATCAACTGTAAGGCTGAAGTCTTCATCATCAAGGTCTTGTGGGGTAATAACCGTTCCGCGCTGATAAGACCGTACTGAAATTTCTGGTTCTTTAATAATGCGAACAGTATCGCCCATGTTGGCGATCTCGCCAAAGTAATCGGAGTTTGTGATCTCCTGACAAACAGCTGACTTACGGAACGCAAGTTGCACCTGTTTGGAATAAATTACAGGACTAAAATTACCGTTAGGTAGGTTTCCATGTCCTGCTGCTGCTGCGAATGCCATAGTAATTCTCCTTTCAACAGCGGTCAGATGTCAACTTACAACTTCTTTTAGAGGCTAATTAAAATAGGTGCGTATCAAACACATTTGGCCTAATGCATTATCAACGGGCTATTCGCTTTAGGTAAATCTATGGATAAAATTGTATGTTGTTGGGTTAAGTGTATAACTACACTAAAACGTGGGTAGGCTAATGCGGCCACGTATTTTGATATAGTTATACACGGTTGGTTTTTATTGTCAACTGTTTTTAACGAGCAGATCCAGAAAGATCATAGACAAATTTTCCTGAACGGATAGCTTCCATAATCGCTTCTTGGTTCTTTTCATACTGAACAGTAGACATCTTCTGTACGTCAGACTCTCGAATGACGCCTGAAGAATCTTCGGCTGTAGGCCGATTACGTGAGGCTTTGGTATTTACCATTTCAGCGGCATCATCCGAGCGCTTTTTCTTTTTAGTGGTAATACCTCTGTCAGCCTTATATAAATCTATAGCTCTTGCTGCTGATTGAGCGTCATTGTCATTATCGTACAATGCCTGTTGTATCCAACGTGGTTGCTCTTCAGCCCAGCTATGAAAATCATCGTCTTGACGAATATCTTCAAAGTCTGGATGTAACTGTAGTAGTATTGTTTCTGCCTTCTGACGCTCTGCGTCTTCTTGCATTTTGTTAATTTTAGTTACGCGCTCTTCAAGTTCTGTTGATTGTTCACGCGCTTTCTTAATTGCTATAGTCTCAACGATAGCGGCAACATCTGGATATTGTTTCATCCATTCGCCAATCTCTTCGTCAGACTTCGGGAGTTTAATTTCTTTTTTAGTTGCAGCGGAAAGCTGTTCTTTCAATTCATCTATTTGTTTTTGAAAGTCTTCTTGTTGTTTTTGTGAGTGTCTACGCAAATCACCATAACGTTTTTTAAATGAACGCTCTTCTGCGCCTTCTGGTTCTGCCTCTTGTTCTACCTCTTCTGTTTCTTCATTTGTTTCGCCTTTTTGTACACGGAGCATTTCTTCTAATTCTTCTTCGTCCTTTTTTATACGATCTGAGTTTGAATAAGGACGAGATACAAATGCTTTCTTTTCTACTGGTTGTACGTTTTCTAATTCTGCCATTTTTTCCACTTGGTCTGGGGCCACCGTAGCCTACAATGTAGGGGGATGAGTAGCCAGTTAATCAGTCAGTTATAGTGTGACTGTCCACTTACCGGCCTGCTAAACCACGCCGTTTCTTTTTCTTTTTGTATTTACGATTTTGTACAAAGCCGCCACGCTTAAAATCTCCGGGTCCACCCACACCACCGTCTGGTCCTTCGGCACCTGTGTCAGCCGCTGCTCCAGAACCACCTGAATCTGCGCCGTCAGAATTACCCGATTCTTCGCCGCCACCGGTATCACCGCCACCTACACTTTCTGGGCCACCACCCTGTCCGTCGTAACCACCGCCATAGCCACCCGGATCTGAGTAACCGCCGCCGGTATCGTTTAATCCGGGGTTTCCTTCAGTACTATAGTCATAAGAGTTTAAACTATAATTAGGGGCTTCAATATCGTCATCATCTGGAAGGCCGAAGTTAGGTGACATAGAACGTGCCATATCTATTGTAGGAGCAATACCACCCGGTGCTGTAGTTTCGTCTGGAATATCGCCCGGATTATACCCTAATGCCATTGTAGTATACCCTACTTTAGCCATGTCTGCTATAGCATTTTGTGTAGTTTTATTTAAATTGCCTCTATTTTTTTGCGTTTCATCAAGTTTATCTTTATCTAACATGCCTATAATATTACCAACAACTACTTCTGGCATACCAGTTGGTCCTATTACTGTAGTATGACCAAAAGTACCTTTGGTTTGGGTTCCTATTTGAGTACCCATTGTTGTTTCAACTTCCACAACATCTACATTAGGATTATCTATAGAAAGTCCAGCAGCGTCTGCTGCTGCTAACATAGTAAGCTGCTGCTGCTCTTCTTTAGATAAAGTTGACATAAACCCTTCAATAGCTGTAGCAGCAATACCGGCAGCTTGCGCCTGTTGTGTCGCAATACCGTACATATCTTTAAAACCCTGTTTAATACTGGGGTCCATTAAAGAAGCAGCCATTTGAACTGTTTTTATGCCCGGAGCCATAGCACCTGTCATTACAGTTCCCAAAAACATATCTGCTACACCTAAAAAGGCTCTGCCACTTGCTGAATATAAATTAGAATTAAAGTCTTTTAAACCTTGTATGTTTTGAGGTGAAGGTACAGAATACATCTCCTGTACAGAGCCTGTTGTACGACCCCCGCCACTAAGCATACCCATTTGTGTTGTTGTAGGGCTTTTACCCGGTTCGTTACCTTCACCTTGCTGTACTGAGGAGTCTAACTGAACATTATTATTAACAAAGTCTTTTACTTCTTCTACAACCTTTTCGTCTTCACCTGTTGCGTTTAGAAGCGTATTTTGAAAACCTTCGGGCATAAATCCTAATAAATAGTTAAAATTGTCTGTTCCAATAATCTCTTCAGCTTGTTCACCGCTAAAAGCAGGAGGTACTAGTTTTTTAAACTTTGGATCGGTGATTTCTGCAGAACTGTTTTGTTCCGTTATTAACGCTCCTTCAGCGGCTTTGATTATATCGTCGTCCTCATCTTTAATAACTTCAATATCTTCAATAGTAAACGGTGGGCCACCAGCATTAAATAAGGTATCATCTGGAAGCGTCTGGCCTTCCTCAGTACCAAACTGTCCCATTGCCTCCATTTTCTTATAGCCCATCTTAGCCTGATCTCTAAGATTCATAAAGTACTCTACGCCAAAATATCGTACTACATCAGCAGGTACAACCATCTCACCTTCACTAAGCATAGCAGGCTGGTCATCACGCACTTCTTTTGCTGTACTACCTAATGGAATATCATTACCGGAAACAGGATCTACATTTCCACCACTTTCAAATAATTCCATTTGTTTTTCCATAGGCATTACTGCACCTCCCTCATTCATATTAATTGTGTCTTCTTCAAAAATAGAAGCATCAAACTCTACTAAATTGTTATTTAGAAGACCTCCTGCATTAAAGCCATAATCAGAAAATGTTGCAGCATCAATATCAATAACGTCGTACAAAGGGTGTTTTTTTCTACCTGCAACTTTAATAGTACCTATAATATTTCTTCCCTTCATATTACCTACCATAGTAGGTTTTAACGAAGGCTGTTGATAAACTGTTTGACCCTTTTTAGCACTAGCTCTTACGTCTTTTACTTTATGTGTAAGAAGTGCAGCATCACCCTGAATGTTTAAATGAAGTCCATAAATATGGTCAGATTCCATTCCCCTGTTTTTCTTATATTGGGGTGCGTTTTTTACTCCGCTTACAGCTACAGTTACAATACCATAGGAGTCACCCTGTTTACCTATACTCTCTAATTGACCCCCTGTTTTATCCTCTACAACTGTAAATTTGTTTTTAAAAGACCTACATCTTCAGATCTTAATTGTTTAGCTAAATTTTTAACTTGCTCTTCGGTAATGTCATCTTCAGATAGAGTACCTTTAAATTTTGGACCCGGACCATTATAAGGATTTATCTGTGAGTTACTAACTCTTTTGTTAGTTATAAATCTTTTACCTGCAACGTCACTATATTCACCCACACCTTCTGCTATAATATCTTCTGTTTTTTTACCTGTCTGCTCTATTATAGGATTTAAAAAAGAGTATTTAGGATCTCCAAACATTCTTGGCGGTGTTGGCGCAATACTAGTTGCATCTCCTAACTTATCTAGACTTTCTTGGTATTGATCTTTTAAAAGTTTTTGCTCGGCTTGTTGCATACCTAGTGGCATTTCTAATTGTTTAGAAGCACCTTTAACTGCTTCTGGAGCTTGTTTAACAACAGCTTTTGAGGCTTCTTTACCTAAACTTTTAGCTATAAGTGAAACAAGACCACCCATAAATTCAATCTCTCTTATTTAAATTTTCCAAAGCTTTTATCTTTTGAAGGGCATGTATGTAGCCTTGCGCCCTGTGTAGTACAATATTATTTTCTGCTTGTTCTAATACCTTGTGTTGATATGCAATCAACTCATCTAAATATTGTTTTACATTAGCCCATAGGTGGGGGTTGCTGACCAATGCCTTGAGACGTTCCGCCTTCTGCTGGCTGTTGCTCATTACCTGTAAATCCTTGTTCTTGTGGTCCCGGTGCTACCCCTGTACCAATAGTTCCACCGCCTGCACCAGTCTGATCCGCTGGATTGGCCCCTGCTGGTGCGCCTTGCTGTGGTTGTTGTGGTTGAGTAGCTTGCCATGCTTTCATCATCTCTGCCTGAATAGCGGCGTCACCCATATTGTTGACAACCTTTTCAGGATCAAGATCAAGCGATCTGGCAATTTCTGTAATAATATAGTCCATTTTTGCAAAAGGTGCAAGTGCTGGATTGCTAGTAACCTGAATAAATTGCATTAGACGTTGGCTACGTACTTCATTAGCCATTAAGCTTTCAGTACCACGAGCCTTAACTTCCAGATCACCT